GCCAGTCTGTGGACATCCGTAGCCGCCTCTTCTTCCGGAACTTTTGTGGCGTGTTCCCCTTCTAGCCCTTACTTCGCGCAGAGTACAGATGGCGGGCAGACGTGGGCGGCGGCCGCATCCCCTGTGGCGGGTTCTTGGACGGCCGTGACGCCATCTTCTTACGGAATTTTTGTTGCGAGCGCAACTTCGAGCCCTTACTTTGCGTGGAGCCCTGATGGAAACACGTGGACCGGGGCCCTCTTCGCGGCGCCCGGAACGTGGACGGGAATAACGTGGTCGTCAACTTTTTACCAGTTTGCTTCTTGTGATGCGACGGGCCTATTTTCTCTTAACACATTGCCCTCAAGGGGAATGTGCCTCTTGCCCAATGGAAATTGCGTATTTCCGGCATCTTGGAGCGGTGACCTCGTAGAGTTTGATCCGGTCGGCCTCGGATATTCTTCAATAACTTTAGATTTAAATGGCGTAAACGACTTGATTCTGACCCCCGATGGTAATATTACAGCAGTTACTCAGTTATCCAATGTCTTCGTCATTAATCCAAAAACTTACGCGGCCACCACTTTACCCATCCCAGATTCGGACTTTACGAGTGGTTGTCTATTGCCATCCGGAAATGTCCTCTTTGTCCCTTCCCTTACCAGTCAAAACGTGGGCTTGTTTAATCCCGGAACTTTCGAGTACTCGAACTTGACGGAGACTGGAAACTCATTTTCAAGCGCGACCCTCATCCCGAATGGTCAGGTTGTGCTCGGACCCGGTCAGGGTCAGCTTGGAATATACGACACGACATCCCCCGTTCCAATTGAATTCTGTCTAAGTCCTTACTTTAATAAATTCTGAGTAGGTACTAGAGATGGTCCTGATTACCAACTTCGGGGACACCGTTACGTCAGGGAATGCAACTATTAATCAGGTACTTACTGTTATAGGTGAATTAACAGCCGTAAACGGCGTTCTTGCCGGTTCAACAACTGCAACGATAGGAAATATATCCTCTCCTTTCCAGACTGTATTCGCAACAACACTGACTGCTACTCAACTAAACACGTCGAACATATTTGGCACGGATGGGTTTGTAGGAATAGGCACTACGGATCCGTCAGGGACTTCTCTTTACGTGATGGGGAATATTTTTTCGAATACTTCCTTGACAACTATAAATATATTCTCAAATACATTGACTGCTTCAAACATAACTGTCGCAAATATCTACTCAAATAACATAAATGTTCAGGGAAATGTCTATGTGAGCAATAACATCGTCACCGCGAACCTCGTAGTCACCACGCTGTATTATGGCGAGGACCTCACCAAACAGGGCCCATATCTCACGCCAAGTCCCACAAACTCCACCATTATCCAGGCGTGGATATCCGCTGCTTGTAACGCTTCGAGCCAGCCCACATCGTCATGGTGGGCCACGAGCCCCAACCCAGTATTCGGGCTGGTGGCTTCAGGACCCCAAGGCGGAACGGACTATGCCGGCTCTGTTCTTTTGCCAGACGGCCGGGTAGTTTTTGTTCCTTGTAACGCATCAAACATTGGCGTTTTTAACCCGACAACTAGTACTTTCACGGCCGTCCAGCCGCCCAGCCTTATAGCCACTGACGGTCAGTTTGCCGGAGGCGTTTTAGCCCCCAATGGCAACGTCATATTCATACCATCTGCAGGGTCTTCTGTAGGAGTTTTCAATCCCATCAATCAGCAGTTTAGCCTGGTGACGGCGGAAACTGGCTTTTCAGGGGGAGTCGTGGCTCCTACCGGAACAGTGATACTTGTTCCAAATGGGTCGGCTTCAATAGGTGCATTCAATCCTTATACCCTCGAGTATGCTTCTACCGGGGTGGCGGCGACTGGATACAAGGGCGGCGTTTTGCTCCCAAGTGGTAATGTGATATTCAGCCCAAATGGCACAAACTTGGGAATATTTAATTTGACTGAACTTACTACTGTCGAGACTTCGTTTTCAGCAACTCAGGGAGTTTTGGCGCCAAACGGAAATGTGGTATTCTTCTCTTCTTCTGATTCGATAGGTTCATTTAATCCAGAAAATTCTGCTTTTTCGACATTTACGGGAGGTTCTGGTTCCACGGGGGGTGGCGTTCTTCTCCCATCTGGAAACATCCTCTATAACGGCACGAGTTCTGTTGTTATGGTCAATCCAGTTACACTCACAGCCTCTCTGGCAGTGTCAGATATAACTGGAACATATAATGGAGCATCACTCTTGCCTAACGGCCAGGTTGTCCTTTGCCCGAGCACAGCCACGCGGGTGGGTCTCGTCAGCACAATGGCGCCAGTAGATCCGGCGTTTTGTCTGAGCCCTTACTTTAATAAGTACTAGTAACAGAATGAGCACCCTTATGCTCTTTGCGAATTCAAACACAAGAAATTCAAATGTATATCCCTCAGGGAACTCGTACGTGCTGCACTTGTCGAGTCCCGTGAGGAATATAGAACGCGTAGACCTCGTGAGCGCCCGTGTCCCAAATACAATGTATAATCTAACAAATGGAATGCAGGTAATAACCATCGGATCTACTGTCGTCAACCTAAACCCGGGCTTCTACGGAGTCTATGATATGGCGACGGCCATGACCAATACTGGTCTTGTGACGTGCACGTATCTTTCGTTTTATGGAAAATATATTTTTAGTTTTCCAACTTCTTTTACAATACGCGTAAACTCAACACAGTTATCCAATATACTGGGCCTGGTCTACAACACGACCCTGAGTTCTGCTTCGGCCGGAAGCACCTGGCCAACGTATTCGGGGCAGCAAATAATAGTCTCATCGAGTGTCGTAAACACTTCTCTGGGAGAGCAAGTCTTCCTGGATATTGAAGAGCTCAAGACCCCCTCTCACGTTTTCACGGGCGGACTCCAAGGAAAGACTGGGACCGTCACTGGCGGAAGCACAAGTCGGGCCTTTGCGCCGATCCAACTTGATGTGAACTCGGGATTTGTGAAGAACTTTGAAGAAAATAAAGATTATAAAATTTCTGTTTTTTACCCGGAACCGATAGGCTCGCTCGATCGCCTGACGGTGCGATGGCTTGACTCTATGGGAAACTTGTTGATATTCAATGGGCTGGAGACAAACTCGTTTCTTCTTCGGGTCTATTTGAAAGATCCGAGCAAGGAGTCCAAGTTTATTCTTGATGAGTTGCCGGCCCCTGTTCCCTATGATGTCGGGTCCAACATTCACGTCATGGGAGCTCTTTTGGTAATCGGTTTATTGGTTATTCTTTTGGTCCGTAGGACTTAGCGCGTGACGGCGTAAACCTGGCCTGGTTTATTGATTACCACATTTCGTGCAGTCATCTTTATGATCATGTATACAACTACTGACAGGAGGGTCGTCAGAAGGGCGGTGATTAGGAAAAACTGGCTGGTGTCTCTGGGGACCTTGATGAGCATGGCGACGATGGCCCGGACAAAGTCGAGCCAGCTGAGGGATGCCGTCAGAGCCAGGGACCCGACGATTGCGTTCAGAGCAAAAGACTCAACCTCTACAGCAATAGCAGTAGCCATTTATTGTATGTCGAGAAAAATTATTTCAGACCACCGAGCACAAGGCCGACGATCGTGAGGGAGGTGGTCACGACCAAGACCTTCTCTCGCCAGTCCTGGGCGCACTGGCACTTCTGGCGCTGGATGGACCATAGAGTGCTCGCGAGTGCCCCGAAAGCCAGGAGGCCCAAGAGCCCGATTGCTGCCGTGACGATGCGGGGAGGCGTGATGATCATGAGGATGAGAGGCATAGCGAGTGCCAGAAAGTGCCAGTACTTGATAATCTTGCGTCGCCAGTCATTCACGCAAGGACACCCGTTCTTTTCAAGGTCAAGCACCCACGTGAGGGCAATGACGTTGAGGATGACGCCAAATATAGCAGCGCCTGGGTGGAGCATTTATTATTGAACAATATTTTCATTCAGAGTCATAATCTGAAGAGTCGGGCTGGATACTCGACCATTTGTCAAAAAGTTCAGTTTCATCCTCCGAGTCAGTCATCTGAAAAATACTAAACTGGGTTTTTTCAAATGGCTTTGGGTCTCTTATAGGGGCGTAAAACACGCAGAATGCGTCTAGGCCTGGGTCAAAGGGTTCGAGCCTCATCTAATATTTTGAAACCTTTTATGAGTATTACTTTAGCGCGATTAATCAGCATATGCGGAAATATTATAAGGACCATACGTACCTAGAATGTTAGTTGCGGTAAGTCCTAAAATTGCACTTAAAAATTGGGTCCCTTGAGCGACTGTAACCGTGAATCCGGCATCCGTTTGGGAAGTCACCGTCGTTCCCGGTGGCAAGCCCGCCCAAGACCACGTAACACAGGCTCCGAACGAGAGGAAAACAGTATTTGATGCAGGTCCGGAATCAGTATTAAAATACAATGGATATGTTGAAAAAACAGGCGAGGTATAAACCGCCCCAAACTTGAAATTTCCCGTGTTCGAGCTTCCAACTCCATTTGTTGCATTAACGTAGAAATCCACTTCTGAAAATTGGGCATACCATTGAACTGTAAACGTGATTCCCGAATCAGTTTGTGTTACCGAAACCGTCGTCGAGGGAAGGGTAGGGTACGCCCAAGTCACGCCCCCTCCCCCCGTATTGGGTATGGTGAACGAATTGGAGAAGGGTGCGCCACTGGGCTGTTGTGTGAATAAAATTTGATTACCAGGATTTGAAACAACTGGAGCCGCTACTGCCGCACCAACTATAAACGGGCCTGTACTTGCACTCCCATATTGGTTTATCGCCGTGACATTTATACTTGTGAGTTGAAAGGCTGTTCCTTGCGCAACTGTCAGCTCGAGTGCAGCGGAAGTCTGGGAGCTCGCCGTCATGCCCGCTGGCAAGCGCGTCCAAGACCACTGAATACCGCCCTGACCTCCTATATTCACTATAGTGATTATCTGTTCAGATTCTGATGTGTTTAAGTTGTCGGCGCCGGGGTTATGAAGATTTGGAGGTAATTGTGGTGCATAGTAATTGATATTCATCAAGTATCCATCATCGCCATTATTGTCAAACAAGTTCTTGATAGACTTGAATCCATCGACTTGAAGAAAGGTCTGGTACCTTGCCCATATAGTAATGACGCGGTCCTTGGTCGTGGGCTTTAAAAAGAAATCAAAATATTGATTTTTTATTCTTCCCATGTTTACAGAGCCGGTCGGGTCGTGATTTTCGGGGTCGAGTGCAAAAGAATACATGTAAAATGGTCTGGTCGGAACACGTGTATGATAATCTATAAACTGAGTCGTCCCGAGGTACACACTCGTGGCCCACGTCGGGTCGATCCTTTGGACCCCCTCAAAATATATGGCCATTGAATTCAAGTGATTTATATTAAAGTAATTATTTGCCCATGTATTCGTAGCGCTCGTCGCATTGGAATAATCATACCAAAAGTCTAGACCAATAGCATCCCTGTTACGTATGGTAAAAAAGAGCTCCTTCACTGGGTGCAGAAACTGAGTCACGCATCTGACGGATGGATTTATAGGCGGAACTCCAAAAACAGCCCGCTCTACACTTTCTCCTAGATAGATGACGGGTCCTCTTTTTTTTATAAAATTCCTTTCGGGTTCAGTCAAAACCACATACTCGACGAGATATTTAAACTCCATGCTTGGAATTGAATCCAGAGGCGGTGAAGTAAATTCCGTACTTTCGTTTAGACTGACTCGAAAGTTCAGGTCAGGAACTACTGGCAGACCTCTTTTGAGACACTGAAAAGGCAAGGGGACAGTGAACTTGAATGGGTACACGGCGGGTACAAAGGTCGTCCCGGGTGTTCCTTCGCCAAGGATATTTGTTAGTGGTATTTGTTTGGCCGAAGGTACTTGACACTCGTTCAACAGACCCAAGTACTCCCCCCATATCCTCTCGATGAGCTGTGATCCAGAATAAATTTCAACAAAATTTACCATGAGAATACCCGCCAGAGGCTGAAAGGTTGACTGAATATTTATAGGAAAGTTGAAACTTAGATACATGGCCGTCATCAAGTCACCTATGAGAGGTATGTTGGTATGGACCTCATCACCAAACGTGGGCACATCCTCAAACGATACGGAAATGACTCGGCTTGCGAACCGAGCCTGGGATGGATAAGCTTCTTGAAAAAATGTAATCTCTGGATCTCCAGACAAGACAATATCCTCTTGACCAAGTTGAGCCAAGAGTTGGCGGCCCGCCATTCTACTATTACTGGTACATAATTCCGGCGAGACCATTCTCCACGCGCATTATGTTATATGAAACAGCTAGTATTCTGAGTGTCTTGGTCGGTAATGAGGTAAGGGTCGGTAAAGTAATTTGAAATTTCTTTTGATATATTCTGCTCATATTGACAGAACCAGTTGGCCGGGCATTGAGCGGGTTTCTGCAAAGGGGGATCATGTGGATGGTCCTATCAGGCTGTCGTTCATAACATTTCAATGGTGCTATAAATCGTGTAAAGTTGTAATCCATTGTACTCTCATCAATAAAGTCTTCTCCGTTGAACGTGATGGTCACCCCGAGACTTGGATCCGTCTCGTAGACGTAAGGAGCATCAGCTGCATCTTGTATAACGAAGTACAACTCACGGACAGGACCTAGAAAATTCAGATCAAACGTAAGACTTCCGGAAAGGATAAAACTGTCATATTGGACTTGACGAATGACGTAGTTCTGTCTATGCGAAGAAAACCAGTCAACCTCCGGAGAAGAAAGGTACGCGTAGTCTACTATCATAGAGGCGACTACAAACTCTGGAGTTGTTATGACACCCGGACTCACGAGTAAAGACTGAAAATTATTAAACTGGACCCAAATCTCTAGATCCTGTAGCCCGAGCGAACACACGGGCAAAGAGAGCTCGGCTGATCCATAGAAGAAAAATGGCAAATTTATATAATAAGTTCTGGGTGTATATGCCACCGACGTGTCCAGTTTACCCGTGAGCAAAGTCAGCCCGGGCTGATTCTCCTGAGGAATAAATAAATCGTTGCATATTTCTATCATTTCTCCAGTTAGGGTCTGCACGGATTGCCCCCCGATCCTGAGTTCTGCCCTCTCCACGAGATATGTACCGACTGAATCTACGTAAGAATATGATGGTTGAGCTGGGCTTGTTGTTCCTAAAAGAGCGAAAAAAGTATTTGAAGTAATTGTTGTCGTCTCCTGTCCAACAAGTCCGACACGGATTTGATAATTATTTGAAAAATTAGTTACTGGAATTATTAAATCTATAGTGTATCCACTAGTCAGACCGAGCGGCAAGGAGCGCGAGGCGACGAGAGACGCGCTCGTCTCAAACAGAGCATCATTTAGGGCTTGTTGTTCGTTTGTGAGAGCCTCGGTCGCCCCCGCGTTCAAGGGACTCTGGGTCGTCCATACAGTCACGTTTGCAAAGGCGGCGCTCGTAGTCTCGATATAAGACGTGAGTCGATACTGAGATGCGTTACTAAAGTACAAGTTTCCTCCAGGGCTTGTGTGGATGTGATAAGAGACGCCCGATTGTGTCGTGACCGAAGTGAGGTTTATGTTGGCCGTGGCCAATGGGTAATCGGTCTGTTCCTTGGCTTGATACAAAGACCCGTTTAGCCTGAAATCACCAGATGTGGGAGTGCTAAAAGATCCAAAATTTTCAAGTGATAGTGAAGACGGGGCTATCACGTTTCCAAGAGGATTCGCATCTTTCGTGTTTACTATTATTTTATAAGAAGTTCCCTCACTTGTGTTAAAAACAGGCAGAACGAAATTCACGGTTGTTGGTGCCGATTGCAGGGTGTTCCATGCGGTTACTAAACTTTCACCAAATAAACTTACGGAACTAATTGTGTTAGATGTTCCGACTGTAAAAGAGCCGTGGAGCATGTAGAGCCCCGGGATGGCGGCGGTAAAGGCGGCAGTGGTGGGGACAAATGGCGGATTTTGCTGAACACCTTGAAAATTTGTAAATTGGCCAACTTGCAAGATGCCATTTTCATCTATTCCAACATTAGAAGAGGCTTGGAAATATTGAGGAATATCGGTAACCACGAGTTCAGTATCCGCCGTTAAACTACCGGTCGCGCCTTCAATATCAATGAAATAATACTGTGTCGCATCAGTTACGTTAATTGGTATGAATATAATCGGAGTAGAGTCGGCAAATTCCACGCTCCACGTATAAACGTAATCGTATGTGTAGCCCGTGACGGGATGGCCATCCGAAGAAGTGTGGCCTATGCCCACGCGCATAGGCACGCCAAGGCCGGTCAGAGTCAGGATAAATGAATATACTCCGGGATAACTAAACTTTACATTTCCTCCAGCAGTATTAGTCGAAAGACTCTTGGCTCCTATTACCGAAGAAAATGCTGAAAAATTTATATAATTAAAAGGATAGTTAAATTGCGAAGTGCTTGGACGAACAAGACTGGATACAGTGCCGAGGGTCGCTGGGCCCTTGAAAAGTAGAGAGCTTGATGGATTTGTTGCAGCATAACTATTGTATTTTATCCAGCCCGATTGTGAAATTACAAAGTTTGCGGGATTCCCGGACTCATTCGTTGCATTGAATGGAAAATGCCATGTTGTTATTGATTTATTATTAAACGTGCCTACGCTAGTGAAGCCATTCGGATCGAGGCCCCAAAAAACACCCACGGTTGTTACGTCTGAAGTGTATACTGACACAGATGCCATTTTCGAAGGAAATATAAACTTTTCTGAGGAAGAACTCCACTTGATAAAATTTAATACTGATGTTGATAACCATCCATCATCCGGCAATGTCCAGTAAATTTCTGGATTGAAAACAATTGCCCCGAGTGTTGGGTCACCTTCAACACCTTCATCGGAATATTCAGAAGTTATAAGGTAAGGATAAGGCCCGGCTCTAACAGGAACTGGCCATCGGAATTGCACTGTCACTGGGTACACTAAAGGTAAAGTAACCGCAAGTGTCGTGGACTGGACCATGTCCCCCTTGTAAGGTATCCTGCATATAGCCTGGTTTCCCCAGTTTACAAACTGGTTTTCAAACGGAATATTGAAAGACTGGACACTAAAAGGTGTGTGTCTCCTGTAGACTCCTTTGAAGTATGTAACTTTTGGCGTCCCAGTAAGGTACGCATCTTGCATTCCGAGAGCGGCGAGTTGAATCTCTCCGGCACTCATTCTATTAAGTTGCTTGGAAAAAATAAGAGCAAGTGCGCATCACTACGATCAAAAATATGTACACTCCTTTCAGGATGACTATTCAGTTGCGAAAGTTTGACCCGAGAACAATGGGCGACGACAAAGTCTGCGTATTCATCGGGAAGAGAGGGACAGGCAAGACGAGTCTTGTTACGGATATCCTTTGGAACAAGAAGCACCTTCCGGCCGGGATAGCCATGTCGGGTACTGAAGAAGGCAATGGTCATTACCGGCAGTTTATCCCAGACCTCTTTGTTTACAGTGATTACAACAAGGATGCAGTCGAAAAGATTATAGAACGACAGAAGCGAAATATTGCGGCCGGAAAGGCTTCACCAGTTTTTATACTTATGGATGACTGCATGTATGACCGGGCCTTTATGAGAGATCCTTGTATCCGCCAGCTCTTTATGAACGGCAGACACTGGAAGATTTTCTTTATGATGACGACCCAGTACTGCATGGATATGACTCCTATGATTCGGACCAACGTGGACTATGTCTTTGTCTTGCGAGACAACGTTCGTCAGAATCGTGAAAATCTTTATAAAGCCTTTTTTGGAGTCTTTCCAACCTTTGACCAGTTCTGCCAGGTTATGGATGCCTGTACAGAAAACTACGAGTGCCTCGTTCTGGACAATACCTCAAAGAGTAATGATGTCTCAAATTGCGTGTTTTATTATCGAGCGACTCTTAGGAAAAACTTCCGGTGCGGCTCGGCCGCTCTATGGGATTATCACCGCCGTCACTACAACCCCAAGCACGGTCTAGCGGGTGCCAAGACGACTCTGGGGCGCAAGCCCGGTTCAGGGACGGTAACCGTAAAGAAGGTCTAAGGGCCCGCGGCCCATTGTATTCAAAAAATTCAAAACAAAGAATAAATGGAACCATATGACGCAAATGGTTCTGCTGACATCACGAATGTCATCCCACAGGGTCTCTTGGAGACGCCGCTGAATCCCCCGGAAAAAAACGTTGGAGAATCTCAAATGGCAGAGTTCTCAACATCACTTGACGAGATAGTGCCTCCAGGGGGGAATATGCAGATGCAGAACATGGCCATGGGCCAGGCCCCTCCGATGGCTCCCCAAGTTCCCGAGCACGCACCCAAGTCGCACTCGAAAATTCCGTTCAACATGACTCCTGAACAATACATGTCCTGTCTGGCGGGGCTAGCGGCGGTCGTTGCTGGCTCCAAGCAGGTTCAGGAGCGCATAGGCTCCTTCTTTCCAAATATCGAGGAGGGTTCGATGACTGCTATGCTCATCACGGCCCTCGTGGCAGCGCTCGTCTTTTACGCGGCACAGAAGTTCCTCTAGGCCCGGATATTCTCGCCACAGTACGGCCCCACGTCACCCATAGTGTACAGTCCTTGGTCAGCACAATATTTTTTAAAATCTTTAAAATTTCCCCAAAAGTTGTCTGAATGCTCATACTCTCGGACAGAGGTGTGACACAACTCGTGAATAAGCACATGCATCGCTGTATTGATCCTGGTTTCAGGATCCATACTCGGATCCGTATCCATACATATATAAATCTCGTAACCTTTGTTTACGTTGAACCCTATAGCCCCCTTTGACTTGTTCCAGCCATTCATTGCAGTGAGGATTACCCGGCGCTTTATTGGTTCCCAGCGTGGATCAAGATCAGGGTCTGACTGCAGGATCCAGAGCAGCCTATCATACCGCTCTTTGAGCGCGGTCAAGAGAGGTGGCTGGTTGTTCAGGGCAATAATTGCCACTAGAATACCAAAAAGCAGAACGGCAAACACACCCTTCATCTACTCTTACGCAGACAAAATTTAGTATATAAATCCGAAATGAGTCCATTGGGCCTGGGGATCATGGGCTCCCACATGACTACTTCAAAACCTAGGCGTTCAAGAAACTCCGGTCCGTCAAGCATTGGCTCGGAGCGAGGACCATCTGCATAGAAAGGCCCGTCTGCCAGGTTTACCCAAAGCCTATCATCCCTGATTTCCAAGGTGTTCCCGAGCCGATCTCGCCATGGCTGCCCGTTTGTAAGCATCTCGGCCCTGGCCTTTTCAGGGACTATTCCAATGAGAAGCCCCCCAGGAACGAGGACTCTATGAATAGCCTCGAGAGACTCTTCATACGAGTCGACTATGTAATGGAGTGAAAAGTTGTAACAAATTACATCAAATGGGCCTTCGACATCACGGACATCTCCGGGGCCCAAGATGCGGACCTGGCTCCCAGACTCTGTTGCCCTGTTTCGCGCCTCGACCAGAGACCCCTCATCAGGGTCGATTGCAAAAACAGTAGCCTGCTTCAGCATCTTCCACTTGTGAAGATCGCCACCCCGGCCGCACCCGCAATCAAGGACCCGGGCCCCAGGCCAGACGTAGTTCCCGATAACATCTCTTTTGCACTTGTTGTGCAGTTTGCGC